CAATCGGAGCGAGGATTTCCTAGCGTAGAAAACTGTGACGAAGAGCTGCTGTGTATCACACTACAGAACTTTGCCACCAAACGTATTATTACATTTGGTGTCGGTCCATTCAAGAATAATGACCCGATGGTCACTTATATTCAGTGTAGGGATGAGGTCGATCTTCTATATAAGTTTATTGATCATTGGCACTCTGATATTCCCGAAGTAGTTACTGGTTGGAACTGTACACTGTATGATATTCCATATCTTTGTAAACGTATTGGTATTGTTCTTGGCGAAAAGCAAGTCAAGTTATTGTCACCATGGGGTCTAGTTACAAATGAGCAGACATTCATTTCTGGGCGCGAGTTTACCATATATGATATTGGTGGTCTTACTGTGCTTGATTATCTCGATTTATACAAAAAATTTACATACAAGGCACAAGAATCATATCGACTTGATTATATTGGGGAGGTTGAATTAGGTAAGAAAAAATTAGATCACAGTGAGTATGATACTTTCAAAGAATTCTATACGAAGAACTGGCAAAAGTTTGTAGAATACAACATTCAAGACGTTAAACTGGTTGACGGTCTTGAGGAGAAAATGAAACTAGTTGAACTCGCAGTCACCATGGCTTTTGATGCTAAGGTGAATTTTACTGATGTATTTTTTCAGGTTCGCATGTGGGACATGATAATTTACAACGAACTCAAGCGAAGAAACATTGTAATTCCACCTAAGCGTGAAGAAGTCAAGTCTGAGAAGTATGCTGGTGCCTATGTGAAGGAACCCGTTCCTGGTGTGTATGATTGGGTTGTGAGTTTTGACTTGAATAGCCTATATCCACACTTGATTATGCAATACAATATCTCACCAGAGACACTACTGGAGGATAAGTTCCCTGGCGTCAGTGTAGATAAGTTGCTCAATGAAGAGGTAGATTTATCTGGTCTGAAGGACGTGACTGTATGTCCTAATGGAGCACAGTTCGATAAGACTAAGAAAGGATTCTTGCCTGAATTGATGGAAAAAATCTATGGTGAAAGAGTCATTTTCAAGAAGAAGATGATTGAGGCAAAGAAAGAGTATGAGAAGAACCCTTCCAAGGCGCTGGAGAAGGAGATTGCCCGCTGTAACAATATTCAGATGGCAAAGAAGATTCAATTGAACTCTGCTTATGGTGCTATTGGTAATAATTACTTCAGGTATTATAAACTGGAGAACGCAGAAGCAATTACGATGGGTGGTCAGTTCAGCATTCGTTGGATTGAAATGCGGATGAATCGCTATATAAATCGGTTGTTGAAAACTGATAATGTCGATTATGTCATTGCTTCAGATACTGATAGCATTTATCTTAATATGGGTCCTTTGGTGGAACACGTATTCCGTGGCAGAGAAAAGTCTAGTGAAAGCGTTGTTAGGTTCCTTGACAAGATCTGTTCTGTGGAATTTGAAAAATATATTCAAAGTTCTTACGAGGCGCTGGCATCGTATGTGAATGCATATGAGCAGAAAATGTTCATGAAGCGTGAGACTATCGCAGATCGCGGTATTTGGACTGCGAAAAAGCGATATATTCTCAATGCATGGGATGTTGAAGGTGTTAGATTTACAGAACCTAAACTTAAGATGATGGGTATTGAGGCAGTAAAATCCTCAACACCAGCACCTTGTCGAGATATGATTAAGGCAGCACTTAAGTTGATGATGAATGGGACTGAAGATGAAGTTATTGCTTTTATTAATAAGTGTCGTTCTGATTTCAGGAAATTTCCTCCAGAGCAGATTTCATTTCCACGAACTGCATCTAACGTAGATAAGTATAAGAGTACTCTTTCCATCTACCAGAAAGGAACTCCTATTCATGTAAGAGGATCACTATTGTTTAATTATTGGATAAAGAAGAGGAAGATTGATAATAAGTACAACGCTATCAATAATGGTGAAAAGGTCAAATTTTGTTACTTGAAGAAACCAAATCCTTTGCATGAGAATGTGATATCGTTTATTAACGAGTTTCCTAGAGAACTTGGACTGTTGAATTATATTGATTATGATCTTCAGTTTGATAAATCTTTTTATGAACCAATTAAAACTATTGTGGTTAGTATTGGTTGGAAGGTTGAACATGTATCAACACTCGAATCGTTTTTTACTTGAATACTAATGGATTTTCTAAAAGAAATTGTAAAGGAGATCGGTGACGACTATACCATTCTCGCTTCTGATATGTCTGAAAAGGAAGAATATGTTGACACAGGTTCGTATATTTTTAATGCACTTGTATCAGGCAGCTTATTTGGGGGTGTATCTGGTAATAAGATTACTGCCATCGCTGGTGAAACTTCTACTGGAAAGACTTTCTTTAGTCTCGCCGTTGTTAAAAATTTTCTGGAGTATCATCCTGACGGTCTCTGTATTTACTTTGATACTGAAGCTGCTATTACCGAGCAGCTTCTTAAGAGTCGTGGTCTCACAACACCTAGATTGGTTATTAGTAATGTAGTTACAGTTGAGGAGTTTCGTACTAAAGCTTTAAAGGCAGTTGATATATACTTAAAGAAGCCAGAAGAGGAACGCAAACCTTGTATGTTTGTGTTAGATTCTCTTGGTATGTTATCTACTGAAAAGGAGATTACCGACGCACTTAATGACAAGCAGGTTAGGGACATGACCAAAACCCAACTTGTAAAAGGTGCGTTTAGGATGCTTACACTGAAACTTGGTCAAGCAAAAATTCCTCTGATTGTAACCAATCATACTTACGATGTCATCGGTTCTTATGTTCCTACTAAAGAAATGGGAGGTGGCAGTGGTCTTAAGTATGCTGCATCTACTATTATTCATTTATCTAAATCGAAAGAAAAGGATGGAACAGAGATCGTTGGAAACATTATCAAGGCTAAGACTAACAAGTCGCGTTTGACTAGGGAGAATAAAGAAGCAGCCATTCGTCTGTTCTATGATGAGCGTGGTTTAGACCGTTATTATGGTCTTCTGGAACTTGCTGAGAAGTATGCTATAATCAAGAAGGTCGGCAATCGTTATGAGATTGCCGGTAAGAAGGTGTATGCTAAAGAAGTTTATAATAATCCCGAAAAATATTTTACTGAAGAATTAATGCAGTATATTGACGCTGCCGCGAAATTGGAGTTTAGTTATGGCGGAGAGAATACCACTGACGATTCTGAAGAATCTTCTGAATCGTGAGGAGTATGCTAGAAAAGTTCTCCCATTCATCAAACCTGAGTACTTTGATGAAAGAACAGATCGAATCATCTTTGAGGAAATTAATGCCTATCTTCATAAGTATGATAATGTACCGCTTTCTGAGGTTTTATACATTGAAACTGAGAAGCGAACTGACATTACAGAGGATGAGTATAAACTAATCAAAGATCTTATTGCTTCACTAGAACCTTCTGATGTAGATTATCAGTGGGTAATAGATACTACAGAAGAGTGGTGTAAAGAACGTGCCATTTACTTAGCACTCATGGAATGCATCAAGATCGCTGATGGTCAAGACGAGAAGAAAAGTAGGGATGGAATTCCTGACATTCTCAAAGATGCTCTTGCAGTTGGATTTGATGAGCACGTTGGTCACGATTACATCAATGATTATGAAGATCGTTTTGAATTCTATCATAGGGTCGAAAATAAAGTCCCCTTTGATCTTGAATACTTTAATAAGATTACAAATGGTGGAGTCTCTAACAAGACTCTTAATATCGCGCTTGCAGGCACTGGTGTTGGTAAATCTCTTTTTATGTGCCATTTCGCTTCCAGCGTTCTCCTGTCAGGAAAGAATGTTTTATACATTACACTTGAAATGGCAGAAGAAAAGATTGCAGAAAGGATTGATGCCAATCTTCTTAACGTTAATATTGGGGAGATTGCAGATCTTCCAAAGAGCACTTTTTTCAAAAAAATTGATAATCTTAGATCACGAACTTCAGGTAAACTAATTGTCAAGGAATATCCAACGGCTTCAGCTCATGTCGGACATTTTAGATCACTACTCAATGAATTGTCTCTTAAGAAGTCATTCAGCCCTGATATCATTTTTATTGATTATCTTAACATTTGTGCTTCCAGTAGATATCGCTCGGCAGTTAATGTCAATTCATATAGCTATATCAAAGCGATTGCTGAAGAGTTGCGAGGTCTCGCAGTCGAGTTCAACATTCCGATCTTTTCTGCTACTCAAACCACTAGGTCTGGTTTTGCTAGCTCTGATCCTAACCTTACTGACACTTCTGAGTCCTTTGGTCTCCCTGCTACTGCTGATCTTATGTTTGCCCTTATTAGCAGCGAAGAGTTGGAGAAACTTGGACAAATCATGGTGAAGCAGTTGAAGAATAGGTATAACGATCCTACAGTAAATAAGCGATTTGTTTGTGGTATTGATCGTGCTAAGATGCGTGTCTATGATTGTGAACAAACTGCTCAGGAAGATATCCTTGACGAAAAGGAAGATGTAGAGTATAATGTCAAAGAGGAGACTGTCTCCAAAGCAAAGTTTAACGAATTTAAATTTGACTGATGAAAAATTTCAATAAGTATAAAGAGTTTGTCAATGAAGTTACTAGTAATACTTCAAAGAACCACATTAGTTTCTCGCAAAGATTAAACGGTCTTCACACTGCTGGTTGTCCTATTGAACGACTGCTTACTGGCGCTGTTGGTATGTCTGCCGAAAGTGGTGAGTTTATGGAGATTGTAAAGAAAGTTATCTTTCAGGGTAAAGATTATAGTGAAGATAATGTTGAGCACCTGAAGATTGAACTTGGTGATGTGATGTGGTATGTTGCTCAATGCTGTATTGCATTAGATATTGACATGGAAGAACTTCTTGATATGAACATCAAGAAACTTTCTAAGCGATATCCAGAAGGTACTTTTGACGCATACTATTCTGAGAACAGGGCAGCAGATGATCGATAAACCAGTAACTGTAGAAGACTACGAAAAGGTTGGTGGAAAACTATGAGTTATGCAATAACTTGCCTTAAGATAGGTGATAAGTTTACTTCTGACTATGTTAATAGATTGTATAGTATGGTCAGGAAACAGACTGACGCACCTTTTTACTGCTTCACTGATGACCCCGAAGGAATCGAAGATGGTCCTCTTGTGGAAA